TGATGCTACATTACCTGTTCTTAAAATGTATAAGTTTCACGGAACTTTCCCAACAAACATTTCAGATATTCCTTTATCTTACGATAGTTCGGATACTCTTGAAGAGTTTACAGTAGAACTACAGGTTCAGTGGGTTGATGCTCTTGATTCACAATCAAAAACACAACTTGGCACAGGATCATAAATAGTGCTATAATAGTAGCAAAACAGTTATACAATGGCAAAACTTTTTGGATTTAAAATCCCTGACGGAGAGGAGAGTAAATCAAAAGGGGTGGTATCTCCCGTCCCTCCAAGCGATGAAGATAAATCGGACTTTTATGTCTCCAGTGGATTTTATGGCCAGTATGTTGATATTGAAGGTGTTTACAAGAGTGAGCAAGATTTAGTTCGTAGATATCGTGAAATGTGCTTACACCCAGAGTGTGATAGTGCAATTGAAGATGTTGTAAACGAAGCAATTGTTTCTGATTTAGATGATTCACCAGTTGAAATTGAATTATCAAATCTAAATGCATCTGATAGATTAAAGGATTCTATTCGAGAAGAATTTAAATATATCAAATCTCTCATGAACTTTGATAATAAGTGTCATGAGATTTTTCGTACTTGGTATATTGATGGTAGAGTTTTTTATCATAAAGTTATTGATTTAGATAATCCATCAGATGGTATTCAAGATATTCGTTATATTGATCCACTTAAAATAAGATTAGTTCGTGAAACAGATAAAACAGGATCAAATAGATTATCACCGTTTGATGTTGCAAAAAATGGAAATGACCCAAAGAATGCAGGTGCTCCAAAAATAAATGAGTATTACGTTTATAATCCAGATGGAGGATCTAAAGGTAGTGGAATATATCCAAATAAAAGTGCAAAAGGTGTAGTCAAAATTGCAAAAGATGCAATTACATACTGCACATCAGGATTAGTAGATCGTAATAAACAAACAGTATTATCATACTTACATAAAGCAATTAAAGCACTTAACCAGTTAAGAATGGTTGAGGACTCTCTTGTTATATACAGATTATCAAGAGCACCAGAAAGAAGAATATTTTACATTGATGTTGGTAATCTTCCAAAAATTAAGGCTGAGCAATATCTTCGTGACGTTATGAATCGTTATCGTAACAAGTTGGTATATAATGCTGACACTGGAGAGATTCGTGATGATCGTAAGTATATGGCGATGCTTGAAGATTTCTGGTTGCCAAGAAGAGAGGGTGGAAGAGGAACTGAAATCACTACACTTCCTGGTGGACAAAATTTAGGTGAACTTACTGATATTGAATACTTCCAATCAAAATTATATAAGTCATTAAATGTTCCATCAAGTCGTTTAGATAGTCAAGGTGGATTTAATTTAGGTCGTTCATCTGAAATATTAAGAGATGAACTTAAATTCAGTAAGTTTGTTGGAAGATTAAGAAAAAGATTCTCACAAGTTTTCAACGACATGTTGAAGACTCAACTTATTCTTAAGAATATTATCACACCAGATGATTGGAGTGAGTTGGAAGATCATATTCAATATGATTTCTTATACGATAACCATTTTTCTGATCTTAAAAAGAATGAATTATTAAATGAGCAACTCGGTGTCGTTGCATCAATGGAACCATATATGGGTAAGTATTTCTCTAATCACTTTGTTCGCACTAAAGTTCTTAAGCAAACTGAAGATGATATCAAAGAAATTGATAAAGAGATTAAAAAAGAAATTAAAGATGGATCTTTACCAGATCCAAATGCAATGATTGATCCAAATACAGGAGCACCAATGGATCCTAACATGGATCTAGGTCAACCAATCACAGAACCAGATCTTGAAAGTCAAGGTTCTGCAACTGAAGCACCTGAAGGTGGAGAGATATAAATAAATATTAGCCGATATTATACTTTCTTAACATGACAGCAAATGATGATTTAATGGATATGATGGTTGATGATGCTTCTTCAACTGCAATCAGCGATAAAATTAAAGAAATTTTATACACAAAGAGTGCAGAGATGATAGATGCTGCACGACCATTAGTTGGTGCAGAACTTTTTGGTGACGAAATTCCAGAAGTCTCTGAAGAAGAACCAGAAACTGAAGTGACAAATGAGTTAGAAACTGAAGTAGAACCACAAGAGGAAGAAGAACCCGATGAAACTGTTAATTAAAGGTGCCGAAGCTGCTTTACCAACTGCGTCAGGTAGTGCATCAAATTTTGATAATGCTACTGTAGTGCGTTTAGTAAACACTGTGACAAACGCTGATCACTTAGTAACTGTTGTAGAAACTCAAGGTGGAACAGTTGTTGGATCTTTTACTCTAATGAGATCAGAAAGTGTATTACTTGAAAAACAATCTGGTCATTTCGTATTTGCTGCAAATGCTGCAATTAAAGGATCAAAAGTAGGTTACACCAATTAAGAAAAATGAAATTAATCACAGAAGAAGTCTCAAACGTAAAAATAATTACCGAAGGTAAGGGATCTAATAAGAAACTTTATATCGAAGGTGTATTCTTACAAGGTAACATCAAAAACAGAAATGGTAGAATGTATCCTGTTGAAACTCTTGCAAGAGAAGTTAACAGATACAACGAATCATTTGTTGGAAAAGGTAGAGCACTTGGGGAACTTGGGCATCCAGATGGCCCAACAGTAAACCTTGATCGTGTTTCTCATAAAATTACATCACTTGTTCAAGAGGGAAATAATTTTAGAGGAAAAGCACAACTACTGAATACACCGATGGGTAAAATTGCATCTTCACTTTTAGATGAGGGTGTAATGTTAGGAGTTTCTTCTCGTGGTGTTGGATCATTGAGAGAAGATCGTAGTGGATGTAAAGTTGTTGGTGAAGATTTTATGTTAGCAACTGCTGCAGATATAGTTGCTGATCCATCTGCACCTGACGCATTTGTGTCTGGAATTATGGAAGGAAAAGAGTGGATTTGGGAAGGTGGAATTCTTCGTGAACAGCAAGCAGCACAAACACAGAAGAGAATAAACACCCTCGTTGACCAAAAACGTCTTGAGGAAAAGAAACTTGAACTATTTGGCGATTTCTTGTCAAATCTTTAATTTATAAATAACTATAGTAAATTTTAAACAAAGGTTAAATCGGAGAGTTAAAAATGTCCCGTGGTACTAAATTACAAGAAATGGAAGTAAAGACACAGCAATCCAAGACTGCCGTTAATGCTAATGCTGCACCAGCAGATCCCATGCCAAAATTAACAACAGGTGGTACACCCGTATCATACGAAGATCTTGGAGGCCCTACACCTGAAAATTCCAAACCAGATGACGATTCAAATAAATTGAAGACACCTGGTGTTTCACTTAAGCAAGTTAAAGATGTAGTGAATAAAGGTGCAAAACCAGCTGATCCGATGCCTGCAGGAATGAAGGAAGAGGAAGAGACTGAAGGAGAAGTAGTTGCTGAAGAACCAGTAAAAGAAGAAGAAACAGTAGTTGCAGAAGAAGAGGAGCAACCTGAATCAGTTCTTCGTAAGAAAATGGCAGATGCAATCAAAGAATCAGAGGAAACATCAGAGGAAGAAGAAGTAGTTGCTGAACAAGAAGAAGTAATAGAAGTTAATATCGAAGATGATATTAACGCATTAATTGCTGGCGAAGAGTTGTCGGAAGATTTTCAAGAGAAAGCAAAGACAATTTTTGAAGCAGCAATTAACTCTAAAGTTTCCATTATAAAGGAAGATTTAGAGAACGAGTACGCAAAGGTACTACAGGAAGAGATTGACTCTACTAAGATTCAACTTACAGAAAGAGTTGACTCTTATCTAGAGTATGTCGCTAACGAATGGTTAGAGGAAAACTCTCTTGCTGTGGAGCAAGGGCTCAAGGCAGAAATGTCTGAGTCATTCCTAACTGGAATGAAGAGTCTATTTGAAGAACATTATGTATCAATCCCTGAAGACAAATATGATGTACTTGAGAGCATGGTAAATAAATTAGATGATATGGAAGAAAAACTCAATGAACAAATTGACAAGAATGTCAGTTTGACCAAGAGATTATCAGAGTCAAAATCAGATGGAATTTTAAGTGACGTTTCTGAAGGACTAGCAGTTACTCAGAAAGATAAGCTCGCATCTCTTGCTGAAAGTGTTGAGTTCGAAAGTGAAACCGATTACCGTGAGAAACTAGTTACTTTGAGAAATTCATATTTCCCAACAAGACAAGTTGCTAGTACTCAGAGTGAAGACTCAGAAATGCTATCAGAGTCTAAGGAAACAGTTGCTAGACCAACTGGATCTATGGATAATTACTTAACAGCACTTCAGAGAATCACTAAAAAGTAATTCTTTAGTAAATTTTTTAAACAAACACTTTTAACGAGGTAAATTTCACATGGAAATGTTCAATGCTGAACATCTTCAAGAGAAGTGGGATCCAATTCTTAGTTATGATGGTGCACCTAAAATAGAAGATGCACATCGTAAGATGGTTACTGCGGTTCTTTTGGAGAATCAAGAAAAATTTTTAAGGGAGCAAAATAACTTCCTATACGAAGCATCACCAACCAACTCAGGTAACGCTGCTGGTGCATCTGGTGCATTCGGTTCAGGTTCTACACCTGCTGGCCCAACAGCTGGTTTCGACCCAGTTCTTATAAGTCTTATCAGACGTTCAATGCCTAACTTGGTTGCTTATGACCTAGCTGGTGTTCAACCAATGAACGGCCCAACAGGACTTATCTTTGCAATGAGATCTCGTAAGACTGATCAGTCTGGTACTGAGACATTCTTCGATGAAGTAGATACAGCATTCTCTGCATCTGATGGTGGTAATGACACTACTCAGGGTAGTTACACTGCACAAGCATCAGAAACAAATGTTGGTTTCGGTACTACTTCACCAGGTGCAAAGCACGGTGACAATCCTGGAGCACTTAACGCATCAGGTGGCGATCAGAAAGATTACGCAGTTGGTCAAGGTATGGCAACTGGAGACGCTGAGATTCTTGGCGATTCAGATGCAAATGCTTTCAACGAGATGGCATTCTCAATCGAGAAAGTTACAGTTACTGCAAAATCCAGAGCACTAAAGGCAGAGTACAGTTTAGAACTTGCTCAAGACCTTAAGGCAATCCACGGATTGAACGCTGAGGCTGAATTAGCAAATATCCTTTCAACAGAGATACTTGCTGAGATCAACAGAGAAGTTATCAGAACAATCTATAAGGTTGCTGAAAAGGGTGCTGCTGTTAACACTGCTACACAAGGTATATTTGACTTAGATGTAGACAGTAATGGTAGATGGTCAGTTGAGAAGTTCAAAGGACTACTCTTCCAGATCGAAAGAGATGCAAACAGAATTGCACAAAGAACTCGTAGAGGAAAGGGTAACATGATCCTTTGTTCTGCTGATGTTGCATCTGCATTAACAATGGCTGGCGTATTAGATTACACACCTGCACTTAATGCAAACTTAAACGTTGATGACACAGGTAACACATTTGCTGGTGTTCTTCAAGGTAAGTACAGAGTATACATTGACCCATATTCTGCAAATAGTTCTGCTAACCAGTACTATGTTGTTGGTTACAAAGGTTCTTCACCTTATGACGCAGGATTATTCTACTGCCCATATGTACCACTACAGATGGTAAGAGCAGTTGGTCAGGACACCTTCCAGCCAAAAATTGGATTTAAGACCAGATACGGTATGGTTGCAAACCCATTTGCTGAAGGCCCTGCATCAAGTCAAGGTCTTGGTAGACTTAAGACTAACTCTAACCGTTACTACCAGAGAGTTACAGTTCAAAACCTTATGTAATTTCTATTACATATTTTTTCAAGAGATCCTTCGGGGTCTCTTTTTTTATGCGTTTAAAATCTATAAATATCTAAGACTAGACTAGTTTTGTCTCATCTTATGAAATCTCTGAATACATTCATACAAGAGGGTTCTTCTAAAAGTTGTCCGCAAGGTCAATATTATTGCTTTACGGATAAAAAGTGCAAAAAAATTCCAAGTGGATATTTTGTAGGTAGAAGAGGGTATCTTGAACAGGAAAAAGATTCAGAGGAATCTAAAAAGAACGGGAATGGTAATGGTTCTAGTAATGGTAATGGTAATGGTGGAAATGGTAATGGTAATGGTGGAAATGGTGGAGGAAATGGTGGCGGGATGAGTGAAGAACTCAACAAAGATGACAAACCATTTGTAAAAAAATTGGTTGGAAAATTGAGAAGCGGATCTAAAACACATGCAAAACAAGCAGATGATTTAGAGAAAGCAATGAAAGAAGAGATTGTGACTGAGTTAAGTAATAATACTCTATCTAATTATATAAGGGGAGCAGATGATGGAATGAGATCTTTAAGGGCATATGCCAATCTTCATGGTAAGGAAAAAGCAAAGAAAAAATTAGTTAATAGAGAGAAAGGAATAGATAAGGCATTTGAAAAAATAGAGAAAACGGTAAAAGAGGAATCAAATCCTCGTATACCTAGAAAGAAAGGGCAACCTGCAAATTCTAAAAAACATTCTGATTTATACACTGATGAAAATCCTAAAGGAACTATACATGGACTCGGTT